GCAAGCTGGAACTGGACGAGGAACGCTGGGCCTGGTGCCTCAAGCCTGCGCATCTGCGACAGCATGATGCGAGTCACGTGTTCTACGACAAGTACCGGCTGGCGGTGATCGGCGGCGAGGAGTACGAGTTCAGCGCTTTGCAGGCTGCGGTGCTCGCCTACCTTCATGCAGCGAAGGGACGGAAGTGCCACAAGGACTCGATCATGGAAGACATCGACTCGCCGCAGAAAAACCCGGTGGAGTTGTTCCGCCACAAACCGCGCCAACTGGAGGGCTTCAACCTTGTGGCCGAATGGGACGACTTCGGCTTCTACTGGTTGAGGCGATGGTAGCCGCCAGCTTCCCCCAACCTACCCGATGCCCCGCCCTGAGCGGGGCATCGTCTTTCTGAGGTACCCAAACCGCAATCTGCGGATTTCCCGCCGGCCATCCCGCCGGACAGCCCGGAAGTGCGCTTCAGTATTCGTGTCGCCGATCAACTTCAGAAAGGATCAGACGGTGACATCGAAAACCCTCCCCGCGCCCTCGGCATCTGCCGACCGGCGCTTCCTGAGCGAGGTTGAGCTCGCCAACCGCTGGGGGCTCTCCCCCAAGACGCTCCAGAGATGGCGCGGACTTGGCAGGGGGCCTCTGTTCGCAAAGTTCTCGAAAAAGGTCGGGTATCCGCTCGACGGCCAGGGCGGCGTCCTGGATTGGGAACAACGCGTCCTTTATCGCTCGACTTCCGAGCGGGCATTCGCGTGAGGAGGCGGCCATGAACGAGATTATGACTATTGCCGCCGGCCTGCCCGACCTGTCCGTGAGCCAGATGGTCGCCCTGCCGCACGGGCGCCTGCAAGAACTGGATGTCCTGCTCAACGAGATGCAGACCCAGGTAAAGCAGGCCCGCGAACGTCTCAACGCCGCCTTGGAGCAGCGCTACGGCGAACAAGGTCGGGCCGCCCTGGTGAACTCCGGCCGCGACTTCGGTGTGGCGCATCTCTCCGACGGCCCGCTGCGGGTGACCTACGAACTGCCGAAGCGGGTCTCGTGGGACCAGCCGCGTCTGTCGGAAATCGCCGAGCGCATCGTCGCCGCCGGCGAGCGCGTCCAGGACTACATGGACGTCGACCTGTCGGTTTCCGAATCCCGCTTCAACAACTGGCCGCCGGCGCTCAAGGAGCAGTTCGCCGCCGCCCGCACCGTCAAGCCCGGGAAGACGTCCTTCCGCCTCGCCTTCGTTCAGGAGACTTTTGAATGAGCACGAATCTTATGTTTGAAAAACTCCGTCGCCACCTCGGCGCATATCGCGGAGAAGATCTGCCGGCTGAAATTTGCTATTTCGACCGCTACCGCAACCTCGTCGCCAAACCCTTGCTCGATGCTTCGCTGGACGAGATCGCCTTCGCCGTCCAGAGGCTGAACGAGGAGAGCCTGGCGATCACCTGCCGTCGTAGCGCGCTGGAATACCTCTACTCGTTTGCCCGCAAGCAGGGTGCGGTCGGCGCTGATCAGATCGGACAGATCGCAGAGGAGGTGACGAAATGAACCAGATTGTCGCCTTCGATTTTGAGTCGAACAACGTCCGAGTCGTGATGGGTGAGGACGGCGAGCCATGGTTCGTCGCGGCCGATGTCTGCGCAGCGATGACCATCAGCACCGAGCAAACGCGCCGGTTGGATGACGACGAAAAGGGTCTGCGTACTGTGCAGACCCCCGGCGGCCAGCAAGAGATGGTCACCATCAACGAGTCCGGGCTCTACAGCCTGATCCTCACCAGTCGCAAGGCCGAGGCGAAACGCTTCAAGCGGTGGGTGACCCGCGAGGTACTACCCTCCATCCGCAAGACCGGCTCCTACGCCGCACCCGGTACCGTCACCGCTCTGCCGGCACCGACCCAGGATCGTGTTACCGCCATCCTGTTGATCGGCGAAGCCGTGGCCAAGGTGCCCGGCGTCAAGCATGGCATCGCAATGGCAGCAACGCTGACCTGCATCCACGAAAACACCGGCTTGTCGGTGGAAACCATGCGTCGGGCATTGCCGGCCTGCAATGATCCATTGGCGGCGATGAATCCCACCAAGCTCGGAGAGCAGATCGGACTATCAGCGAGGGCGGTCAATGTTCGGCTTGCGGCTCTGGGATATCAGCAGCGCAATGACCGTGACGAGTGGGAACTCACTGATGCTGGTCGCGCCTGGGGCGAGGCCCTGCCGTACTCCCGCAACGGGCACAGCGGCTACCAGATTCTCTGGCAGCCCGAGGTGGCCGAACTGCTGAGGGAGGTCGCGTAATGGCTCTACCCATCATCTCGGCCGAAGAACGGCTGCGCGAACGGCACAGCGTCAAGGTCGGGCTGGTGGGCTTCCCCGGCGTGGGGAAGACCACCCAGCTCAAGACTTTGCCGCCCGACAAGACTCTGTTCGTCGACCTCGAGGCGGGCGACCTGTCGGTGAAGGACTGTCCAGCCGACACCGTGCGGCCGCGCACCTGGGGCGAATTTCGCGACCTCGTGGTGTTCCTCGCCGGCCCGCTGCCCACCGCCGCCCCGGAGCAGGCCTTCTCTGAGGCTCACTACCGGCACGTCTGCGACAAGTACGGCGACCCGGAGCAGCTGGCGAAATACGAGTTCTATTTCGTCGATTCGCTGACCGTCCTCTCGCGCCTGTGCTTCGCTTGGTGCAAGACGCAGCCGCAGGCGTACTCGGAGAAGAACGGCAAGCCTGACACCCGCGGGGCCTACGGCTTGCTCGGCCAGGAAATGATCACGGCGCTCACCCACCTGCAGCACGTGCGGGACAAGCACGTCATCTACGTTGCCATCCTCGAGGAAAAAACGGATGACTTCTCGCGGCGCTTCTACCAGCTGCAGCTGGAGGGCAGCAAGACCTCGCTCGAGCTGCCCGGTGTGCTCGATGAAGTCGTGACGCTCGCCATCCTCAAGGCCGAAGACGGCAGCACTTACCGGGGTTTCGTCACCCGCGCCGATAACCCCTACGGCTATCCGAGCAAGGACAGAAGCGGCCGCCTCGACGCGGTCGAGGAGCCGCATCTCGGCAAGCTCATCCAGAAATGCCTCGGCGACACGCCGCAGGCCTGACTACCGAATTCAAGGAGTACCAACATGAACACCAATGCCCATTTCGACTACAACGACGCCGAAGCGCAGCAAGGCGGATTCGACCTGATTCCCAAGGGCACGCTCGTCCGCGTGCGCATGACCATCAAGCCCGGCGGCCACGACAACCCGGCGCAGGGCTGGACCGGGGGCTACGCCACCGAGAGTTTCGACACCGGCAGCGTCTACCTCGCCTGCGAGTTCGTCGTCCTCGAAGGCCGGTATGCCAAGCGCAAGATGTGGTCGAACATCGGCCTGCACTCCAACAAGGGGCCGACCTGGCAGGCCATGGGTCGTAGCCTCATCCGGGGCATCCTCAACTCGGCGCGCAACGTCCATCCCCAGGACAACTCGCCCCAGGCAGCCGCCGCCCGCCGCATCCAGGGTTTCCACGAGCTGGACGGCATCGAGTTCCTGGCCCGGGTCGACGTCGAGAAGGATGCCAAGGGCGAAGACCGCAACGTGGTCAAGCTCGCGGTGGAACCCGACCACAAGGACTATGCCAGCCTGATGGGCGCGGCCCCGCGGGTTTCGCCCGGCGGCACGCCTGCGGCACCGACTTCCGGTGCGCCGAGCAACCCGGCCTACCAAGCGCCGCAGCGTCCGGCCCCCTCTGGCAAACCCGCCTGGGCTCAGTAGGAGGACGCCATGAGAAAACCGTTTCCACGGTGCTTCGATACGCGCCGCCAATATGAGCTCTGGGTGGAGGCCGCGCGGCGCAGCCATCCGGGCGGAAGCAGCTACTGCACCGACTGCTCTGCGGAGTATCAGCAGCGAATGATTGCCAGCCAGCGATGTGCGCACCCGAGCACGACATTCCATGTCGACGGCGACGGCCTTGTCGAGGGACGCCGCCCTGTCGAGGATCGCATCCGGCACAGGGAGGTGGCGTGAAATGCTGGGTCTGCAAGCGACAGGCCCGGGGGCTCGGCCACATGGACGGCCGCTTCAATATCGCCGACCCCCGGCGCTATCCACTCGACTGGGTGTTCTGCAGCCGTCGCTGCCAGGATGCGTTCCACAAGCTGTACGGCAACTGGGTCGATGCCCGGCAGTTCGGCAGGGAGGTCGCCATGATCGATCCGTCTGATCTGGAAATCGCCTCCATGCGGAAGTGCCTCAAGGCCTTCGGCGAGGCGGCCGGCGAAGTCGGCTTCGAGAAGCCCCTCGGGGCCTACTCGGAGGCCGAGGCGATGCGAGTTATCGATGCCATTGTCACCTGCTACACGGAGGCGATGGTGGAGCATCACGAAGCCTCCAAGTTTCCGCCGATCAGGGGAAGGAAGGATACCGTCAGCGATCCGTTCGCGGATCTCAAGGACGACCTGCCGTGGGAGACGACGACGCCATGATGGATTTCAATTCAACGTCATCCTTCTCCGGCCGTCTCACCGCGCTGATCGACGCTGGCATGCAGGGGGTTCGAGCCACGGAGGAGGCGCGCACCTACCTCGGTGCATCGAGGCTGGGCGTCGCCTGTGAGCGCGCCCTGCAGTACGAGTACGCCCAGGCGCAGGTCGACTATGGCAGCGAGACGGAAGGCCGGATGTTGCGCATCTTCGAACGCGGCCATGCTATCGAGGACAGCATGGTCGCGTGGCTACGCAACGCCGGCTTCGATCTGCGCACTCGCGACCGCAACGGTGAGCAGCTCGGCTTCTCGGTGGCCGAAGGTCGGCTCCAGGGTCACGTCGATGGCGTCATCGTCGGCGGGCCGGAAGGCTTCGGCTATCCCTGCCTGTGGGAGAACAAATGCCTGGGCGGCAAGTCGTGGCGCGACTTGGAGAAAAACCGGCTCGCCGTGGCCAAGCCCGTATATGCCGCCCAGGTCGCCCTCTACCAAGCCTATCTCGAACTGCACGAGCACCCGGCATTCTTCACGGCGG